AAACGTAAAGACGCGATCGCTTTAGTCCTGAATAATCCCTCGCATTTTGCTAACTGCGATCGCGATAACTTGTTCTGGCTGCTAGAAGATGCAGAGCTAGTCGAAAAAGTCAAAAACTCAGAGCCGTCAACTAGAGGTTTTCGCCGTGCTGTGCGTTGTTATGCTCCTGATGGCATTAGAGTTTATTCTGGTGTAAAAGAAGCTGCTAGAGCTAATTTTGTTAAGCATAACTGTATATCCCAAGCGATCGCTAGGGGTGGCAAAAGCGCTGGTATGAAATGGGAATGGGTGGAGTAAAGGCGTTTCACATTTGCTAAACTATTAGCAAAATCATACTTACAAAATTATGGCAGCTAAAAAAGATCCGCGCCTTGAGAAAGCTGGTGTTGATGGTTACAACAAACCAAAGCGCACTCCTAAGCATCCGACTAAGTCTCATGTAGTTGTTGCTAAGGTTGGTTCAGAGATTAAGACGATCCGTTTTGGCGAACAAGGTGCCGAGACTGCGGGGAAACCCAAAGAAGGTGAATCTGAAGCGATGAAAGCAAAGCGCAAAGCATTTAAAGCGCGTCATGCTAAGAATATAGCCAAAGGTAAGATGAGTGCAGCTTATTGGGCGGATAAGGTCAAATGGTGATCGCCATCATGGGGCGCGATAATGCTACGAGTAACTAGCGCCCGAAATGTAATCAGCCGCTAAACTTTCCAAGACTTGACCCCATGCAATATCTTTGTTTTTGTTTAGCTCACGCTCTTGCGAGATTAACTCTTTAGCTTGCTCCGCAACCAATAACGCTTCTTTCGGGATAACGATATATAGCTTTACAAATTCGTCTTCAGTCGGATCGAACTCACCTTTAAAATTTGGTTGCTCGTCATCAGAATTATTAAAGTTATCCCAATCAACTTCAGCGAGTTTAACCAGTTCGTCTAACTCGTTTTGCTCGTATGGCAATGCATTTAGAAGTTCTTCAGCGTCTAACTCATTAGATAAATCCGCTAGCAATTGAGCGAGTTCGATTTTATCTGCTTCACCCCTTGTCTCATTCATGATAATGGTTAGCTTCTTTGCGTCTGCATCAGACAACCCATGAAGCACAGTCACATAAACATCGTCGGTCAACTCATCATACCGATGCTCCCCGTCAATAATCTGATAGCGATCGCCATTAGGTCGGACAATGATATCAAGTATCTGGCTGTAGGTTTGAAGTGATTCGGCGATCGCTTGCTGCTGACGTGGTTTTGTTTTATTAGGATTCCAAGGGTTAGGATCTAACAAAGATTTTGAGATAAGTAGAGAGCGCTCAATTAGTGTAGTTTTAGTCATTAAAAATAATCCCTCGTTTTGTCCATAGGTTTGTTGCTTCTTCTTCCATCTTTTTATATTTGCGAATCTCAGATCTCAAGGTATGGATAGTAGCTGACATAGCGCCATCTGATTCTTTATATCGCGGTATTTGTTTTATGCCCGCCACCGCGCCACCGCCAAATCTTAAGCATGATACCCATGAAGATGAGTCACTACTAAAACAAGGATAACGCTTTAAAACCCAATCTGTTGTAATTCCTAGCAGATGGATTTTAGGCATAACACCAGTGGTTTTATATTTCTGCATGATAATCGCAAAACAATAATCAAGCCATTTTTGAAGTTTAGGTTTTTGCCTTGTATAAGGAACTAACCCGCCTAAAGCAATGTAATCGTAATTATCTAGCGCTTTAATCAAATGTTTTTTGTCAGCACCAAAAGTAATGATAGGGATTGGTTTTAAGCCAAGTCCTTCAAGAATAGATTGATTAACCCAACTCGCATCTTGATCGCCAATAACGTCGAGATTCATAAAATATAGGGCTTGCATTTTATGTTCCCATCGGTCTTTAAAATCTAACGCCCATTTAGCATAATCACGCGGATCTATTGGCTTACCAGATGTCCACGCGGTAAATGCTCCAGAGTCAATAATTACGCGAGGGCGGAGATCGATAACACTGTACTCAGTGTTATCGATCTCCTATTTATCTGCGATTGTAGCCAAATGATTTTGAGATTCTGGCTTAACTTTTTGTTCCATCTCGCGATCGGCGCTATGCCCTGCTAAATGTATATTCATGTCCCATACTTTTTCTTTGGCTTCAACTTCATGCTTGTGTGCATAAGTAGTCAAATGCGATTCAATCTGAGGTTTTACCTCAGATTGAATCGCAGGATTTGAGCTTGGTAATCCTGCGAGATGTATATTCATGTCTTGATGCTCCGCAATGGTCTGATGCCAAGCATCAGACCATTGCGGCTCTTGATTTTGATAGGCATAAGAAAATAGATGATCGCGTTTTTGTTCTTCTGGTAATAGCGATTTGATATTGAAATTACCATTTAGCTTTGCAGTAGTTTCGGTTAAATGTAATTTCACAAGTTCATCCCACATGGGGAGGGCGTATTTGTTGCAAGCATTAGGATAGGCATAACTAAAGAGTGTGGCAGTATATCTTTCTTCGATTAGAGTTTTATATTGACCACGCTCATCGCTCACATCTGCGAGATGTATTCTCACGCTCTAATACTCCATAGCGGATCGTCAATACCAGATTCTTTAAACCCGCGATCGCGCAAAATACAAGCATGACATTTACCGCACCCGCCCTTTACTCCGTTGTAGCAAGTATGAGTCTGCAAGAAAATCTCATCAAAGCGATCGCCTAAGACATCTTTTGCTAGATGCACAGAATCAGCTTTATTTAAACTCATAAGAGGAGTATGAATTTTAAAGCTATCAGGTTTACCATAAATTGCCTCACTAAGCGCGATCGCTGTTGCATCTATAAACTTCTGTCTACAATCCCAATAACCCGCAAAATCTTCCTCGCATACACCCATAAAGATATCGGTAACACCAAGGATGGCGGCGCGATTTGCTGCGATGGTCAGAAATAATAAATTCCTGCCCTCCACAAATGTCGGCTCTACTCCTTCAGGTAATTGAGTTACCGAGTCATATTGTCCAACCTGATTATCAGACACCAAAGGAGAGCTACCTTTTAAAATTGCCTCCATGTGGACAATCTCATGAGATTCAACGCCGATCATTTTAGCTACTTTAATCGCCGACTCAATCTCAATTTTATGGCGCTGTCCATAGTTAAAGGTAACTGCATGGACTTCTTTGTACTGTTGCGCGGCGATCGCTAAACAGGTAGTAGAATCTTGACCGCCACTAAGAATTACGAGTGCTTTCGACATGATTAATTAATCCATTCCACCATATTTGTTGAGTCGATTCGGTTTTTTGATAAGCATAGGATAGCAAACCATTTAAATATTTTTCTTGAGTTAAGGAGATCGCCGCCATTTCTGCTTGAAGCAAGCTATGGGGGGGGGATTAGATGTATTCTCATATCATCTTTACTAAATTTAGAACTTCGCTACGAGCCGCCAAATCATCCCTAAACACGCCTCTAGAACTCATGCAAGTATGTTCGGCTGACATAATCACTAAAGCTTTACTTGTTTCTGGTACTTTCAATATGGTTGATTAATCCATTCCATAGATAATGTTGATACTTTTCGTAATCTTTGTACGCAAATGAGAAAAGACTATTTTGAAACTTCTCTTGAATTAAAGCCTCAGAAGTAAAGATCGGTTGATCCCCCCCTTAGACGGGATAATTAAATGTAGTTTCATATTCTTAATACCGTACATCTGTTTTCTGTTTCCCATACCGTGACAGATAACACAGTTATATGTTTATCCCATTTTAATGTAGAAAAATACCGACATAAATCTTCTGTCGCGCCATACTCATAACCCTGTAAATCATTAATGATTTCTGGTAATAATTGAGTATGTGCAATCACTTTTTTTTCTGCTTCGACTAAATCGATCGCATATAAAGATGATGCAGGGCAAAAAGCTGATAGATGTATTTCTACTCTAAAATTATGCCAATGGACATCGATCCAAATAGGCGGGTTAAAGTGTCTGCGCTTAAATGTATGACAGATTTTAGATTCAAACTTTAACGCACGTTTAGGATTTTGTGAGTCTGGAGCGATAGCCGACAGGTAGGGTGACTCTTTAGAATCTCGAAGATTAGCGGGATAGTGCGATCGCGTGTTGTCCATTCTGGTTGTAAGTATACTTGTAGATTTAAAATGTTACGTTCGTAAAAGTCTAACTCAGTACCATCTGCAATCACGATCTTAACTTCATTAGCACGCTGCCAAAATCGTTTATCTACTGGGAATTTAGGGTTAAGATGTTGTTTAGGACTAAGGGTAACCCATACACGATTATCTATCTCTTGCCAAAATGATCCACTAGTTTCGAGATGCACATGGCGATTGTTGTCTAAAAGAGCTTTAATAAGATCGGGTAGTTGTTTGTTAGTAAAAGGTTCGCCGCCAGAAATAACAACATTAAGGCTTTTTAGTTCACTCAGTAAACTAGGTATACTTTGTTGATAACCTTTAACTTGATTCCCATTAGCGTAACCAGTATCACAAAAATGACAACCTACAGGACATCCCGCCAATCTGATAAAATCAACAGGTAAGCCTACCCAATGCCCTTCACCTTGTACGGTTTCCTGAAATGTTTCATGAATTAAGATATTCATTAGCTATTTAATAATAATGATTTTATTCTACATACAAATGAATGACAGTAAAAACTAAATCCAAACCGTACGATCGCCAGCCCAACGAAACAGACAAAAGTTGGGCGGCTTTTTGTGTGTATAGGGATATGGGGCGGGATAGGACACTAGAGAAAGTAGACCAAAATAAGACTCAAACTAGACAGAAAAGATCGTTATCTTACTTAAAAGAGTGGAGCACGAAACACAACTGGGTAGCACGTTGTAGCGCTTTTGATGATGATGAACTAGAAAAGCAATCTATTGCACTTCAAAAAGAGCGATTAAATAGACGATTACAAATGGAACGAGATGCTTGGAATAGGCGCGATAAGCTGATTAAAAAAGCTGACACGATCGCTAGAGTGCCATTATTAAAACCAGAAATGAGCGAAGATGGTACTCAAATATTTATGCCTACGGATAAATGGAGCGTGAAGGATGCAATCGCTTTTTATGAGTACTCTGATAAGCTTGGCATATTTGCGACAGGCGGCGAAAAGCCTAAAATGGATATCATTGACGCTATTAACTTTTTAGCTACTAATGAAGTGCTACCGCCCGAATTTGCTGTAGTTGCATCTAGGGGAATAGAACAATTTAAAAATCTGCTTAGGGAATTACTTAAAAATGGGACTGGCGACGTTAACGAACAGTTTGAACCGACAGAACCGATCGGCGCTTTCTCAGACATACTCGCAACAGCAGAAGAAGCTCCAACTACATCCGCTACAGCAAACGATAGCCAATAGCCAAGCCAAATACACGATCGCAGTATCAGGGCGGCGCTTTGGTAAAACCATCTTGCAGATATACAAAGCCCTTGAGCGCGTTGCGGTTGGTGCGCCATATAACCCAGTAGCGCCGCCTGTAGTGGTGTTAGCTGCTCCTACCTTGGTTATGGCTCGTAGGCTGCTATGGAAGCAGTTGCTAAACACCTTGCGCAATCACAAAGCAGTTGAGAACGTTAGTAAATCAGAGTTTACAATCACCTTTAAGAATCCCGATCCGTATAAGTTTTATATGCCCGATCTAATGATCATGGGTTTGAATGATGGCGATGGCGATCGCGCTCGTGGTTTGCGCCTATGGCATTTTGGGGGTGATGAGTGGCAAGACTGGAAAGCAAGTATTTTTCCAGAGATTATTCAACCTGCGCTATCTGATACGCAAGGCAGTACAGCGCTATTCACTTATACTCCCAAGGGCAAAGTTAATCATACCTATGAGGCTTATCAAAACGCACTTGTTGCCGATCCTAGGGTATGGCAAGCGTTTAAGTTTAAGAGTGCCGATAATCCGATCCTTAAGCCAGAAGATATTGAGCTGCTTAGACAAAGCTTATCCCCCCGCTTATTCCGTCAAGAGATGGAAGCATCATTTGAAACTTTTGAGGGACAATTCTTTGAGACATTATCTGAATCGCACATCATCAGCGATCGCGACTTACCTAAAGATTTTGCGTATCGTATATTAGCGGTGGATTGGGGCGCGGTAAATCCTAGAGCCTTGGTAGTTTGCGCTTTTATCAAAGACGGCTTTTATCACTGGTTTGTTGTAGATGAGTGGCGCGTACCAAAATCACAGCAAGGGCAAGCAATATTAGAAGATGATTTTTTATATGAATGCCATAAATTAGCGATGAAGTGGCAAGTTAATCGCGCTTTTGGTGATCCATCTCGACCTGATGCGATCAAATCATTACGAGTGTGGAAACCAAAAGAGGGGCAAGTATTCAAAGAACCATTTAAGAATTACTGCTCAGAAGTTAGGGGCGCGGTAAACGACTTTATTAAGGGCATTGACTTAATGAGTAGCGACTTCTACCACGAACGGATCAAAATTGTCGATACATTGCCTCAGTTCTTTGAGGAGTGCCAATCGTATCACCGCAAGAAGGATAAGTATGGCAATATCACAGAAGAAGAAGCCGATAACCAAGTAACACACGGTATTGACTGTTTGCGGTATGCGATCGCTTCTATGCCTCCCGTTAATCGTCAATCAAGCTTTGGCAGTAGTCGGGCTATGTAATCCATATTTCTCGATAGCTCTATCCACAAGATTCTCAGACATAGGGTAATGAGTCCCTTCATCGGTACACCAATAAGGGCTGTGACACCTATACCAAATTGCAAACCCTGAATAATCAAAAAGAATATTTTTGTTTGGCTGAAAATCTACATACGCATTAAGAATCTTGCATTCTTCTGGCTCGTCATCTTTGCCTCTAAAGTAAAAAATGAATCCGTCAGGGTATTTACGATATTTTTCTAGTAATTCGTCAAGTTCTAGGATTAATGCTTTTTTATATTTTTCAGCAAGTCTTCCCGCTTCAATTTGAATACTCATGATTTCCTTTGAATTTTTGTTACTTAAAAAGCGCCATATCACTACAGCGCTTTTTGTTGGTTGAGTTAGCTAAAAAACACCTAACAAGAATTGTTTGTCTGGATCACCCAAATTAGAAACAGCAAGTCGTTCAAGAAAGGTTGTTTTCCAAATACACTTTTTTGTTTGCTCAATGTCGAAACACCATCCGTCAGACATTTTATTTAAGTGATAATCAATGTCATTTTCAGTAAAAAGATTTTGCACCCAAGTCTTTAAAGCGTCCGAGCATCCACTAATTTGGTAGATTTCCATTAATTAGCTAAGTCCTAACCCTCTCTTCACCAAGTCCATCGGATCGGCTGTTCGGTTAAAATCGCTGGTTTGACGCTTGCCACTGCCATTAGGGATATTATCGCCACTAGCGCGATTAAGTGGCTTTGCTGCTGTAGGGATTTCATTAGCGATTTGATCAGCTAAATCATCAAGAGTAAAAGGTACTGTCTTTTTACCATCAGATTTAAATCGAGGTGTGCGATCCGTTAATGATTCAACTACTACTACAGAGTAACGACCGTTATCACTCCTTGTGACCTCAACCAACTTGTTGTAATCTTCGATCTTTGCAAAACGCTCTGCAAATTCTGGCTTTAAGAATTTAGAGAAAGCTGAAACAATTTTTTCGTGTTTCCACTCTTGCTTTAATTCTTCAGCGTCTTTGGTAGTAGCTGAAACTTCATCAAGCCTAGCTTTACGTTCAGCTTCGATTTGTGCTGCTGTTTCTGCTCTTATACGCTCTTTCCAAGTCTCAAAATCACCCGTCCGCTTAGCTTTTTCTTCTTCATCCAAGCGCTCACGCTCTTTTAGGCGATCCTCAAGTTGTTTAGCTCGTTTATTAGCTGCTTCAGCTTCTTCACGCAGCTTCTTAAGGGTACGCTTAACCGTGTCATCTTCCTCTGGCTTTGCGGGTGCTTTAATCTCATCCGCTGCGCCACTGCTAACGCCATCGGTAGAGTCTGCGCCGACTTCTTCATTCTGGTAGAAATAGTTTCTAAATTTAAATCGCATATTCAAGCTCTAGTATGTTTACCTGATAGACTCGCATAATTCTGTAGTTTCAAATTGTCGATAAGCCATTGCCGATCGCCATTGTATAAAACCATTGTAGCTCTAAGATCAGAGCCACTTTGTTTTGTAATACTGTAGAACGATGGAACAGATTGACTGGTTACCCCAAGACTGCCGTCGGTCATTTGACCATCAATAGTAGTTTTGTATGTGTCTAACCCGTCAAGCTTTGATTGTACCTCAGTTATAGCACTAGCTCCATAGGTGTCTTCGTAGGTTGTGAGAGTGCTTTCAATTAGAGTGTAGTAATCGCGTGTGAGGTTGAGGTATTTCACGATGCGATCGCGATCGTTGTTTGTCCATGTTTGTGTCATAGTGGCTTAGTCCTTGGTAAATAAGCTATAGGGGAATAGCGAACCATGTAACCAGTAAAGTGATTGCGATCGGTGACTGGCTGTGAATATCTCAAAAACTCACGTCCATCTTTGGTAATTAATTGACAATTGATTGATTCATTGATACTCATGATTCCGACTCCGATTCCTCTTCCTCGTCATCCTCGCTATCGTCATCTTCTTCCTCGTCGTCATTCTCAGTCTCTACGACTTGACTCTGATTAGTATTAGCAGTAGCCATCTCTACAGGCGGCGCGATCGCCACAATCTTCTGATCCTTTGGTAAGAAGTTAACCCTATGCAAAATCTCAGTAGCAGCTTCTTCAGTTAAGCCTTTATTAATTACCTCGAAGATAGTGCGAATCAGATTCACATCAGCAGGGGCAAGAATAAAGCTCAAATCTACGTCAATTGTACCGTGATCCTCGGTTACGTCTTCACCCTCCCACATTGCCCAATGACAAAAAACCTGCTGTGAGCATGACTCTTTGTTTACCTCATACTCTTGTAATCCTGCTTCGTTTTGCCCAGCTTTGATGCTTACCTCAGTAGCTGATTGTTGGACAAATGACTCACCTAAGAAGTTGAAAACAGTCTGCTTAATCAATGCCTCTAATCGGTCTAGCGCTTGAATCATAGGCGCGACACTATTTGCGTCAGCTTGCAAATAGTAAACCTTAGCAGCCCCGATTTGAGTTATCACTGTCTCAATGACAGCAGCGCCGCCTGTAGACAAAGGACTGAGTTTCTCTGGAATAAAATCAATATGCTCACGTACAGCAGTAGGATTCATCTTACGAACTGTCGCAAGCCAATCACTACACACTTGGTAATGAACATGATTCTTTTGCTGTAAATCAAGTAACGGGGGTATCGTATCCCAAGGGTTAGCACTGGTTACTGAGTAAAGCACAAAGGGGATTTGACTCAATGGCAAGCCATTGGTATCTAGCAATGGCTTAGGCGATTCTACCTGTACATATTCCTTTTCGCCTTTGTCGTTAGTTTCAATGCAAGTTACCGATCGCATCACAGCATAATAAATACGATCTTCTTCTTGCACTTTGATTAGCTCGTATTCCCAGCAATAATTTTTCATTGATTGCTTGTAACGGGTTTCGCTAATTACCTCACTCCGATCAATCGTGACGTGCTTAAGCAGTACAGAGCCGTCATTGGTGTATTCGTAATCCTTGATATCAATATCTAATCTAGGAATTAGCACTGAATATGGGCGCAAATCTAATTGTTGTTCAACTGCACGATTAGGAATTTCGCCAAAATTAGGATAAAGGGTAAGCACCCCTACAAAGCCATCTCTAACAGCCATGCGATCGGCTTCAAGAAAGAATGCTCTAATTGATGTGCCGCGCTTATCAAAGTTTTTAGTGGCATTGACAACCGACTCAGGTACATTGCCACTAAGCACCCATTTACTTAGCAGACTAGATACAATTTTGACGGCTGGCTTAAAAAAGTTTACAAATAGCGATCGCCTTAATCTGAAATACCACTCTTTCGGTGTTTCGCTTGGCATAAGGGGTAAGTACTCCTCAGCCAAATCATCAATAATCTGATCGAGGTTTTCGCCATAAATCCAAGCGCTTTGGCCCTCGTAGAAATCTATGCAACGTCTGACATTAGCTTGCTGTCTTTGATAAGCAATGCTCTTTAATGTTGGGTTGTTATCGTCGCCAAGTATGTTACCGCCTCGATAGCCTTTAGCGATCGCTTCTGGCAATTGATTTGGCTGTAACGTGATTAAAGTTTCTGTTGTCATTTTTGCAACATTAATTATTAATATGATATTATCAGCTTAATCTGAGTTAATGGGGCGTGATGCCCTAATTAATAAAAGATTGCGGAAAAGATTAGAAGTGATTTCTACCTTTGAGCGTGATGCCCCCGCTACACAGCAAAGCACTCAAAGTTAGGAATCATAAATATGGCAGCTTTAACACTATTAGAAATGGCAAAGCAAGCCCGTGAGACGGGAGACGTTCTCAAGGCTGGTATTGTCGAGCAGTATGCGGGTAATTCTCCGATCCTTGACGTTATTGCGTTTGAAGAAAGAGCAGGCGGTGTCGTTGAGTGGCTGCAAGAGAAGCGACTCCCCTTAATGGCTAACCGTGCAATCAACGAAGGTTTTACAGCCGATATTGGTGAAGTTGAACGACGGATCGAGAAAGTCGTGATTGCTGGTGGCGAAATCAAGATCGATACGGCTGGCTTGAAGCTGTATGGCGAAAACGTCTTGACCACTCAAATCTCGATGGCTCTTAAGTCATTACAACTTAAATGGCATGGCGATTTCTTTAATGGTGATCACGCCATTAACCCTAAAGAATTTTCTGGGTTGAAGACTCGTGCTGGTGGTACTCAACTCGTTCAAGCTGGTAGCACTTCGGGTGGTGATGCATTGTCGCTTAGCGCTTTACGCCGCGCTCGTTCTAGAGTTCGCGCTGTCAACCCTCGCGCCCAATTGCGTATCTACTCCAATCTTGAATTGTATTTGCGCTACCAAGATGCAATCAGTAATCCCACAATTTCGGGTTACGTTGTCCAAACCAAGAATGACATCGGCATTGAAGCCCCTACATTTATGGGTGTCCCTTGGTTTCCTATTGAAGAAGACGCAGAGGGCGATCAAATCCTTGGTTTTACGGAACAAGGATCGGGTGGCGGTGCATCTGTTACTTCTTCAATCTATGTCGTTGCATTTTCTCCTGAAGACCTTACAGGTATTCAAACAGGCGGTATTGACGTGCGCGATATGGGTGAAATGCAAACCGAAACCAAGCGATTGATCCGTATGGATTGGCTGAACAATTTCGCAACCTATAACCCTCGTTCCTTTGTTCGCCTTGCTGGTGTAAAGGACGCTGCTTTTGTCGCTTAAAAATATCAATTATGGGATATCCCATAATTGATATTTTGCAATGCTTTCAACCCAATTAAAGAGAAAATTATGGTTTACTCAAGCGCTTTTAGATCTACTCTCCCTAGAGCTAATAACTCTACTAACACATCGCAAATCGATGCGTTAACAACCCTACGCGATCACGCAGCGGCGGCTATCAGTGTAACTACTAATGGCACTCCCATTGAATATCCTTTTAATGCCGAAGAATCGGTAAAGGTGATCATTAATCAGGCTGCTTACTCTAGTTATGCGGCTGGTACTGTTCATTGGACTCTATCTCTTGAAGTTTGCGACACTGTTGGCGGTACTTATAGGCAAGTCGCCTCTATTGCCCCCACCGTAGCGGCTGGCGCGGCTCTCAATGGTCAAGAGGTATTCTTGAGTGGTGAACAAATCAATAAAACTTTTGCTAATGCAAGGTTTTTAAGAATTGTCGCAACTAAACTCAGCACAGCAGGAAACCTCGTTTTTGGCGCTTACCTCGTTCCATCTGGTCGCTAATTTATGAAGATCAATCTTTATCACCCCAAAACAGGGGAATTAAGACGAATCCATCACCATGATGCTGAGGGCTGGATTGCAGACGGATGGCTAACAGCGCCACCCGATCTAAATCCGACTGTTGATGAAGAGCCAGAAGCGATCGCACCAAAGCCAAAAGCTAAAAAATCTACACCTGTAGATACTGAATAACTAAACGGAATAGGCGATCGCAAGGTCGCCTATTTTAATAAAAATGAGTTGCGCTCTTGAAGTACCAATTGAAAATTTTGCGGACAATCCGATAGTTATTGGTTTCCCTTGGAAAGCATCGCTATCTTTTGGTGTGGGTACTCAGGCGACTTTTGTTGGTGCTGATTTATCACTGTACGATATCTTTTTTGCGATCGCGCCAAACGCAAAATCGTCTATTAGTATTGCCCCTACTGTTACAAAGTACTCTAACGGATTAGCGGAATTTGAATTTAGCGCAATTCAGACAGATGCCATGGCCCCCGCAGGTCGATGGACTGGACATTGTTTTTTGCAGTTAATAGCTGGAGGATCGCCAGAATATTTTATAGAGATCTCCCCTTACGTCGTTAATCCTGTACCAATGCCATGACGCAAATAGTTAAAGTCCTTAACTCGCCAACACGAATTATTAAATCTGCACCAATCCAGATTAATAACACTGGCGTATCAGCTAAGCAAAAATCCATAAATTTTAGTTATGGCGATGTGACTACACAGACGATCTATGCATTGACGGCAGGGCAGCGGATTACTCAGGTTGAAATTGTTTTTGATGTTGCCTTTAATGTCGTTTCTACTATTTCTGTAGGAGATAGTGGCAACACTCAGAGATTAATGACTACAGGACAAAACAATCCGCTTTCTACGGATGTTTACGCAACGACTCCGTTTTATAAATATGCGTCAAATACCAATATTTTGCTAACTCTTAATACTGGTATGGGCGCTACTCAAGGATCAGGCGTTGTTATTGTTTATTACGAATAGGAAAAAGAAATGGGGCTGTTTAAAGATCTAAAAGGTACTACCGAAAACATATTTCGTATTGGTACTCATGCTTGGAAAGGTATTACAGGCGGCTTTGCGGCTCGTAATGCTGCTGATAATGCCGATGAAAAAGTACAAGCCTCTCAATTTGAAGCTACTGGAAACACTGGCTTAATTATCAATTCTGATGCGGCTAATACGGGTGCGGATTGGTCTATTACGATTAACCGCCCCGCTAGTGGCATGGCTGCTGGTTATACACTGACATTACCTACTACAGACGGATCGCCGTCCGAGTATTTGCAGACGGACGGCAGTGGCAATTTGACATGGGCTGGGGTGGGAGGATCTGCCGACAAAATGGCGGTTGATACTACTTCGCTAGCTTTTGGTACGTCTTCACCATTAACACTGTTTACGACTCCAGCTAATGCTGTAATCCATAAAATCCAAGTCGTTATTGATACGCCTTTTAATGGCACTGCTAACGTAACTGTGGGGATTGCTGGCACTACCTCTAAATATATGGGCTCGTCTCAAAACGTCTTGCAAGGCACTGCTAAAGATGTTTATGAAACGAACCCTGGAGAGGCGGCGGCTAGTGAAGCTTTGATCGCTACTTACGCAGCAGGTGGCGCTAGTGCTGGAGCTGCTAGAATCTTGGTGTATTACTCTGTACCGTCATAATTAAATGAGCTTAATACCTGATCTAAAGGGAATCACTAATACTAGCTTCATGCTTAATGCTGGAGCTAGTCAAAGCGGATCTGACTGGCGAACTATTTTGCAATTACCAGCAACGGGTCAGGGCGCAAATTTAACTTTTACTTTACCGCCAAATTACGGAACTTCGGGACAGATTTTACAAACCGATGGCACGGGTGTAATGACTTGGGTTACTAATACGGGCGGATCTGGCTCGTCGGGCCTATCTTTTGCACAAACTACGGCAATCGCTATGCTGAGGCTTTAATGTTAATTCTATCTACTACTACCGATAAAATACAAGTGATTTTAGGCGACGCAATTGCCACTAATCAACTTGATTGTGTCGCAACTTACAAGGATATTTCAACTAGTGCATATTCTGGTAGCGCCCCTAGCTTGGTTGCGACTAATAGTACTACAGCCGTTGATTTAGTTGGCTCCCCTGCTTCTAGCACTCAGAGAATAGTTGATTTTCTTAGCGTATTTAATACCGACACAGCCAACGCAACGGTAACTATTAGGCTTAATCGCAATGGCACTTTAGGGACACTATTTAAGTGTGTGCTTGGGATAGGCGAATTAATGACCTATACCGAGGGACAAGGATGGGTGGTCTACCAAAACAATGGCTCGATCAAAAATGGCTTAGTTAATGGCAACAACCCATTATCTAGTGATGTTTCTCAGGTTGTGCTAGCCAATAACGTCATTAATAACAATGCGACGGCTAACACGATGCAGGACGTGACGGGGTTAAGCTTCCCTGTTACGGCGGGTGTAGTGACATGGTTTAAATTTTTTATCCCTTACACCGCCGCCGTAACTACCACTGGATCTCGCTGGTCGATCAATGGTCCTAGCTTTACTCGATTAAATTACCTTTCATTTTACACAATCACAGCCACTTCCCAGAGTCTTAACTATGGCTCTGCTTATGATTTTCCTGCCACTTCAAACGCGACAAGTTTAGCGACTGGAAACATTGCCTTCATAGAGGGGCATATTTTGCCCGCATCTAGTGGTAACGTTATCGCTCGTTTTGCGAGTGAAATTTCAAACTCCGCTATTACCGCGTTAGCAGGGTCTACGGTTAATTATCAAGATTTACTCACTATATAGGAGATTCTCAAAATGCCTGAAATTAAACAATATATCCTTACTCAAGTACTATCCAGCATCGTTGAATTTGATGGCACAAATACTGATCAAATTCAAGCTCTCATTGCTAGCTCGGGACAGACTAGCTATGAAGTTTATCAACTCACATCTGAACCTCATCCTGAGATTGGATTTGTCACCGAAATCCCACCTGAAGCAGATCCCGCAGACTATTCTAAATTCTTGTTTTTTCCTGCTCAAAATATGCCTTTACCTGTTGGCGGCTATGTTGGAGTCGAGAAATTATCGGGTAATTTGATTTTGGAGCCAGATCAGATATCATTGTTGCAAAGTCGAGACTTACGCTATCCACCCGCTTAATCAACAAAGCCCGTCATGTCTGGCGGTGTTGGTGCAGGATCAAGAATACTGAAATAGCCTATTTTAATAAAAATGACAGTACAAAATGACAGTACAAACTGATTTACAGACAGATCTGGACGCTTATATACAATCAAACTTCCAAGGCAGTTTGGAAGAAGTGTCAGCCGATCAATTGCCTTTGCAAAACCTACTAAAATTGCAAAGTTATTTAGTGAATAGCGGTGGTGGCGGTTCTGGTGGCGGTTCTGGTGGTTCTGGAGGTAAAGCTACAACTGCTCCTACTACCTCGGTCGCTAGTAGTACATCATCAGTAACATTACTAGTTCTCAACACTAATCGTAA